TTGAAAAGCGTCCACAGAACAAAGGCTCCAGTAATCCAGGACTTTCCAACTCCACGGAAAGCTTGAATTTGAAGACGCTTAGGTCCAGACTGAAGATATTCTGCGATTGCATACTGTGCTTTTGTTGGTTCTGGTAGGTCTAGCTGCCCCCACAAAGCTTGTAGGAACAGCTTAAAATCGCCTTGTAGGGCTGATAAAACGTCTGTCATATGTATTTAAGGGTGGTGTTTTAGCAGCCTTATCGAAGCATGTAGGAACCAGCTAAGGTACCTGCACCTTGCAACAACGCAGCGCCTGCACCTGCAACAATTTTAAGAGCATCGTTTGCGCTCATTACAGGAATAGACAGGTCTTCACTAGATTGTGGCGGTGTTACGTAGGCTTGAATGCCTAACTCTGGCACACTAAAACCGCGTGTACCGGTTTCAGGTTTTTCTGGAGAGCTAGCAGTAGTCTTAGCACGCTTAGGCGGTTTACCTTGTTTGGCAGTACGTTTCATTGATAGGTCTTCACGTGTAGAAAACTCTAAAAAAGGTTCGTACCTGTAATTACCACCTACCTGATCACCCTTTCTTAGGTTCTCTTTAGGCATCATAAGTCCTAAATTAGAAGGATGGTGATAACCGCCTTTTGCGGCTGGGTAACGGTGGTCAACATGTAAACCGCGTTTAGCAGCTTCGCCGTAATAATTAGCAATCATTAGCTTCTCGATTTCTCCAAGAGGCACTTGATTAAGGTTTTCGCGGCGGCGCTGTTCTTTGGCTACACGTTCTTCTGAACGTTTAAGCTGAAACCCTGAAGATGTATTAGCTCTTTGAATGGTATATTTTTTACCGTTATACTCAAACTGAGCCTTGACTCGTGGAGAGTCTGGGTTCTCTTCTTTACGTTTTAAGTATTCAAACAGTTGTTGTTGAAATATGTCTTCAGGCACTTCGCCTAAATGCTTGTAGCCTGGTTTAGCCATTAGTTAATATGAGATAAAATAAGAGACTCCCGTAGGAGATTATGTCCAAACTGTTCTCTCATCCAAGAGAGCCAGTGGTTACTTCCTTTGTCCTGATTGCAACAGGTACAGGCTGGTACGACATTCGATGTGATGTCTTCGCCGCCCAAGCTGCGAGGATGAACGTGATCAAGAGTAAGTTCATGTAATTCATAAGTTTTTCCACAATACACACATGTGCAGCCAAAGTGTTCTTTGATACTGCGCCTCCAAAGGCGCTTGGCTTCAGGAGACGTCATGGTGATTAGGTTGTAAAGGTAATGATCAGGGGTAGGAAGTAAAGGGGTCATGCTTTAGATCGGTTTCGGGCTCGGTTCTTACTGGCTTTTTCGAGGAAAGTGCTACCATCTTTACGATGGGAGACATCTTTACCGTCGCGATTGCCATAAGTTCCACGCCGTCTGTTTTCAGCTTTCAGCTTGACACGTCGGTCAACTTCTTTTTTCTTTTTGTTGTACTTACGCTGGTAAGCACGTTTTACCATAAGGGATCTCCGGTTGCCAGCGTAGTGGGCAGAGGATTTACCGGACTGATGAGCCATAAAGACGTTTTTGTACCATTTCAGGGTCAATTTCTGGCATAACGTTTGCCAGTTTAGACAACGGGTTACCATCGTAGGCAACGCCGCTGATGTCGTTAGCCTTCAGCCAGTCACACGCTGCCTTCAGGTCTTGTGTAGTAGCTTCACCCGACTTAATACGGGCAAGAAACTCCTTTGTAATGAGGTTGTGCAGCTCGTTAAACTGATCCTCTGTAGCTTTTTTCTTAGCCATTGCGAAGCACGATCTGGTCAAGTTTGTTTTCAATACGTACCATGTGATCTTCCATCCGGCTAATCATATCGGATAACTCAGACTTCTTAACATAATCAGAAGCCACAGTAAGTTCGATACCGTCTAACCGGCGATCAAGTGCGCTAATGCGTTCATGTACGCTATTTATTCGGTTGTGCAGCCTGCTGTTCAGTGCTGCTCCGCCCGCTATCGCTGCTATCGACAGGCTTACTAGAGCTTCGATCATCTTTGAGTGATACGATAGGAATAATGTCGTGACATAATACCTCTACACGGCTTCCAGGACGGAAGGTAAAACCAGCTTTCATGATTTCTGTGCACTTCATTGCACGAATCATCTCGTAGTTTAACCTCATCTTTTGTTCGTGTCGTTTAGCTATCTGTTTGCACAGCTCTATCATGCCGCCATCTAGCGGCACCATAAAACTCATTTGCATACCGTAGTTGTTAGAACGAACGTATCCGTCAGCTTCGTACGGTATGGTGTCATTGCCCATGTAAAAAGGGCTAAACGTCATGGTAGCTCCGTTGCACGAACTGTTAGCACCAAATATCTGTCTACTTGGTGCACCGTTGTTCTGGAATTGCACTGCCTGGTTAGTCACGTTACCAGTTGCAGCGGCTACAGGGTTAGAAGTGTTTTGTACCTTAGGATCTTCTGCATATGCAGGTGTTACTGCGAGAAGATAGAGAGCGAGGTAGTGGTAGAAGTGGACTCGATTGTTTCTGTGATGTCGATCGTTTCTACAACGCCTGCGTCTCGTGTTGTGATCTCTAGAGACCAAGGAGCGTCTGAGTCTTCTACAGAAAAGGTTGTTGCTGAACCAGCGATGTCTGCGCTGGGAGTTACGTTTGAACCACTCCATGAGTTGTAATCACCACCAAAGACTTCAGTCTCGATAGTACGTTCAATGTCAACCGTGGTGGTGGTTGTCGATTGCATTGACCCCTGGGTAAACTGCGGGGTAACAGTTTGAGCTGATGCAGGCGCAGCCAACAGCAGCAACAGAAGTAGCTTTTTCATTCCTTTTTTTCTCGTGTAATAGAAAAAGTTGCTAGAGTGCCGCTAAGAATTGATGCGACATACGTAGGATCCATCTTCTCCATCCAGCCTGCGTAGCTAGCAGTCAGGAGTCCGGCGGACCAGACAAGGACGATGAATTTGATGAACCCTTCCGTTTTGTTATTCTTGTCCATGCTTGTTTAAGAATGGGCTTCATTACATTTACAGTCCACTTAAAGACTGCTGTTGCTGTAAGGGTGGCCGCAACAGACACGGTGGCAGTAGTACCAGCCGTGACAAGAATTTCATTAGAAGGCAAAGGCATAGTTACATCCGTAAATGGGATGTCTACCTGCCTAGTGTCTTGAGGAATATCCGGTAACTTGACCGGAGGAGGTTTAGGTTTTGCTTTTTCTTTGTCAGATTGTGTTGTTCCTTTGACTCCCGGAGGTGGCCGAAGGTCGCTAGGAGGCACCACAAGCGGCTTGTACGAAGGCAAATCCGCTCGTGGGACATCTAGTACCGGACGGGGTAAAACAACGGGCTCAGGGAGCCGTAGAGACGGTAGTACCGGCGGCTCACCTAAGTCCATTATTTGTTAGGAAAAAGTCCGTTACGAATAAATTCAACAGCTTTGTCATCGACATCGTTGTCGGTAGACTCAGCCAGTTTGGTTAGCATGTCTACAATGAGCAGCTTGACCTTGTCAGATTGAAGGAAGGAAAAAAGGATTGGACGGATAATGGTGATCATTAATCTGCGGGGGTAGGTGTGTTGCCTTCAGCGACCCACTCAAGGTACTCCTGATAGTCGGTGTTGGCGGTATCGATTGGGATGCACAAACGGTGTCCAGTCATCTGTTTAATGATGCAAGACAAATCGCCTGCAATATCATTTTTTAGTTTATACATGTTCAGATCTCCGCGTTAAAAGAAATTTGTGCTGTTGAGCCTTCACAACGTACCCAAGCACCAGCAGCTGCTGTAAGACTTAAGGTAGCGTCACTTTCAATAACACAGTTTGTAGTTCCAGTTTCTTGGATGCCAGCAAACCCGTCAAAACCCTGATTGTTAGCGTTTGCAAAACACTTAAAAGCATTAGTAAAATCAGAAGCATCCAAGGTAGGTGTTGCACGCATTGTTACTGGAAAATGGACTGCTCCAAAACATCTAGATGATTGGTACATTGCAAAGGTACCTACGGATCTTCCTTCATCACTAGCTCGATCGGCATGACGGTAATAATACCTTTGACACCTAGCAAGCTCCTCGCCGTGGCTTCGGTGTTCAAATTCTGTAGCAACCTCTCCGATTTCCATCTGGATCCCAGTGATACCAAGCTCGTTAGAAGTGCTATCTAAAAAGTTAACTTGGTTAGGAGTCGAGTGGTAATACTGACCTTGAAACCAGGTATCTGTTGTGCTGCTTTGAAGTGAGGAGCCATTAGCAATACAAAGGCCATGATTCAAACCAACACCATTGTCGGTAAGCCATGTCCCACCAGTATCGCCAGGAATTGTAAAGGAGATGGTTTGCCAATTACCGTCTGCAACAGGAGTAAATTCGTGAATAAGGTTCCTGTTTGCAGCGCTATTTCTAAACATCCAGCAATAAGTTCCAGCCTTATTAGTCTTAAAGCGAAAAGACAGAGTTAGTTTTTTTGCATCAGAAAAACCAAACCTAGCAGGAGCAAAATTGTACCCTTCAATTTTTTGTTGAATAAATCCATAATCGGAGCTAGCGATATTAGTATCTGCAACTGAAGGCGAAGCTTTTAACCAATTCTTAAATCCATCTGGGCCGCCAGTAGATTCTTGGCTATGTACTATCGTGGCTGATGTATTTGGACAAAGAACTTGCCAACGGTCTAAACCGTAATTATTGTTGTTATGAGAAGAGCTGAAGCTAGTGCCTCTCTGACTGATAATCATCGCTCCGTTTATCAACAAATTACGATGACTTAGAGCGCCGCTACTAGGCATTTGCACGCCGTCAATGATGACGTGACCAGAACTATCTAGCTGGATGCCACCGTTTCCGGTTGATTCGTGTTCAATGTTTGTTACTTTAATTGTACTCATTCTGTTTCCTCCTCTGCAGGTTCAGGCGTGTTGCCTTCGGCTAGCCAGGCTTGGTACTCTAAAGCCATATGGTTTTGCCCGTTGGCCCTAAAAGTCCAAACAGTGCCGTCAGCCTCGGTTTTTTTGATGTGCTCAGCAGTTGAGCCATCTGGAATATAAAGTTGATAGGTCATTAGAGTTCGGCGCTAAAACTGAGGTGAGAGTCGGTTGTGTTGTGCAGACGTAGTTGAATTGCATTGTAAGTAGCCAGGCTAGACGAGGTAAAGCCAACGTCAATTCCACATGAGTAGATAGATTCGTCAAGACTAGAGCTGCTATTGCTTCCTATTTCAGTTGAACTAACAATCAAAGCTCTTATACCATTGCTGCTGTAAGAAGGACCGGTTCTCATTGTTACCGGAAAAAAGATAGTTAATCTTACATGCTCATCTGTGTTGTTACCTTTGTAGCAATAACCAAGTCCAAGACTAACCTGATCAGACGTGTTTCCAGTAATCTTATAGAAATAACGCTGACACCTGATAAGCTCTTCGACGTAGCTTCTGCGCTCAAATGCTGTAGCAACTTCTCCAACTTCTAGTTGAACGCCGGTCAGGTAAAAATCATTGTCGGTGCTATCAAAGAAGTTGACTTGGTTTGCAGTTGCGGCTCCGTTGCCGTTATCTAACCACGCGTTACCAGTGTGGTCATCTCTGTCTGAGCCGTTAGCAAAATTCCACCTTATGTCAAGACCTTGCTCACTATTGTCGTCAAAAACTAATGAAGCATGACCTGGAATTTTGTGAGTTACTTTTGTCCATGTACTTGCTGCAAGCGTGTATTCAAATACATAGTGATAAGCGCCTGGTGTATCATAAGAACGCAAAGTTGAGCAATACGTTCCAGCTTTTGTAGACTTTACCCAAAAAGACAAAGTCAGGTAGCTAGATGGGTCTGTATAGTTCCAGCCAGAGGTTCGTATCTCACGAGCCTCAAGCTTAGTGCTCGTGTAAATGAAATGATTTGCATTAAGTGACGTGTCGGCAGTTGTTACATCAATTTTGTAAGAGTTGCTAAATCCCTGGTTTGAGGGAACATCAGTAGATTGACTAACAGTACAGGCACCACCAGCAGCGTTTGCCCAATAAAGACCAAATCGATCAATAGATTGATAACCTTCATTTGCGCTGTTAGCTACACCTGTAACTGAGGTAGCTCTCTGCGCTACTCGCATGTCTCCGTTAATGATCAGGTTGCGACCAGATGAAAGATTATCGGTAAACGACAATGCACCAGATCCATCAGTTTTTAGAATCTGGCCTGCCTCACCATCTTGAGTTGGCAACGTAAATGTTTTTTCTGTACCAGTAGGACTGGTGTCAGCCGGAGCCGCCAAGATGACGGCACTACCGGCTGTTGTTCCTTTTAATTTAATGCTCATGGTTTAACAGGCCAAACAGGGTTGACTGGGTCAGTTGTGTTTGCAGGCAGGTCACGGAGGGCTTGCCTGTAGGTACGCATCTCTTCCGACATAGTTACGTCAGGCAGAGCAAGGTAGTCCGTTTCAGCAAGACGTCGGTTACGCTCTTCCCGAAGAACTCCCCAGTGCGCATCTGAATAGTCATGGCTTGCGGGATCAAAAGGCGTGGCAACAATTTCACCGTCAACTAATGTAAATACATTGTCTTCGCCATCCTCGATGTCAGATTTGACAAGAGTGTCTTGATTTGTGAGATCAGAAGGCGGGAGGTTGCAGGAATACCGCAGCGTGCCATCTTGGTTAAAAATATAATAAGTCATGATGAAATAACGTGAATAAACCAGTGGCCGCTGCCGCTGTAAGTGCCACCATTTTTAGTCACTCGAATCGTGGAGTTGTTGGGTTTTGTTATCGACCAACTTCCGCCATTTCCTGAGTTGTAGGTTTCGACATTATGCGTACTAAATGAGGAACCTGTAGCCGCAAATGAAATCTTGACACAACCATAACCAAAAAGTCCATAATGGTTAAAGGCCGCAGTTACAAGGCAAGATTGCGTACCGCCAAGAGTAAAATCTCTCGAAAAAGATGACTGACCTGTAGCTGCTCCTCTGTCAAAGTATTGCTGAACAGTATTTGTAGTAAATTTTCCATTGCTGCCGATACGCAGCCGCTCGACTTCAGTACCATTATCTGAGGTTCTAAAAGCAAGTGCGGCAGAATTACTGCCTACACCACCTGCAGTAAGAGTTGGTACACTGTTATCAATACCTAAGCTAATAAATTCACTGCTTTCATCTGCACCAGTTGCCAAAATAATGTTTGCACTGTCAGAGCCATTGTGAACACGTAGCTTGTTTGTATTTGTTGTCGTTCCAATGCTGCAGTTACCAGCGCTCCCGAGACGCATCCGTTCCGTCAAGTTATTATCAGTTCCTCTGTCTGCATAAGGTTGATGATTAACAGTCATGAAATGACCAGTGGTCATCGCAAAACCACCGCCGCTGCCACCTACGCCAAACTCCAGATGTGAACTGTCAGCGTAGTTTGCTTGGATTTTTGGAAGTGAAGGGTCCTGAACAATAAATTTGCCAGCGCCGCTAGACGCTCCCACCAACAACCGCCCAGAGCTATCAACCGTTGCGCGTGCCGTTCCACCCGTAACTAGCTTCAGCTCATTCGTTCCACACTGCAAACCCGTATCTGTGTCAGCGCCGGTAAACGCTGGGTTTGCTTCTGTATTAGTACCGTCAATTTTTACAGTCATAATTAAACAATAGTCCAGGTAGATCCAGAAGAAACGGTAACGGTTTTGCCACTATTGACGGTTATAGGACCGGCAGTAATACAGTTGTTACCAGATGCGATGACGTAGCTGTCATCAATAGTGTTAGCATGGACAACAGCCCAGGCATTAGAACCGCTAGCTCCTTTTTCAGGATAGCTAGAAGGTGCATCAGACCAGCTAACAGCACCAGATGCGCCACCGCTAGTCAGGATTTGACCGCTAGTACCGAAGTTAGCACCGGCAATACCTACTTGTCCAGCTGGACCCACACGAATGCGTTCACTACCTTCAGTCGTAATTTTGAAATGACCGTCAGTTCCAGTGTCTACAACTTCAGCTTCGGTGTTACCTTCAGTAATTTTGTCTGCTGAAACAGTACCACTAGATGCAGCAGTAATACGACCTTGTGCGTCAACTGTAATGCTGCTAAAAGTATAGCTACCAGCGGTTACAGTCGTGTCTGCTAGTTGATCAGCTCCAACAGCGTCGTCTGCAATTTTTGCAGTGGTGACTGCATTGCTACCGATGTTAGATGATGTGCCTGTGAAAGTATCAACGTAATTCTTAGTTGCAGCATCCTGTGCAGCTCCTGGGTCGGTAACGTTGATGATTTTACTGCTACTGACATTGACAGAACCTGTACCGTTAGGATCAAGAACAACGTTAGCGTTTGATGTACTGGTAATAGTCTTACCATTTACATCCAAGTTACCGCCAAGCTGCGGAGTTGTGTCCGACAGCAAGTCAAAGGCAATAGAGCCAGTAGGAATAGTAATAAAACCAAGCTGCTGATCTACTTCAAAGATCGGGTCATCAGTTTGGTTGCCACCAATCTTGAACTTACCGTTGTGGTCAGTAATAGCAGTCCAGACCTTACCGTTGTTAAGTTCAGTAATCTGTTTGGTTTCATCCGGTACACCGCCGTTTTCAGGCAATGCATCGTAGTCCATACCACTACCAGCGTATTCCATCGTGTGACCGCTAGAAGCAATCATAGAACGAAGGAAGAACGACACAGCAGCGTTATCAGCTACAGCTTTTTCAAGGCCATCATTTTGACTGCGGTTGCTAGCGTTAGGACGGCTAATTGTAACCCTATGACCACCACTAATAGGAGTCGATGATAGAATAGGATAAGTAGAAGTTGTACTGTCGCTGTTAGTCACCGTAATCAGCATGTTGCTAGCCGGTTTAGTGTCATCACCGAACCAACCAGTGCCTGCCTGCAACGTATCGACATCAATGGTAATGTCACCAACAGAAGCAGCAGCTGCAGATTGTCCGCTAAAAATAGCAGTAGTAGACTTACCGTCAGCAACCAACGCCTTTTCACCAAAGTCAGTCGTAGATGCAGCCAAGTTGGCCTGACCACCATTTAGTGCTTTGATGTGATACTTGTTAAAGAAAGCGTAGCTAGACGTGCATTGTGCATATCCGTTGTTTGTAACAAGGATGCCAGGTCCGTTAAGACCAACGTGCGTATAGCTGTCTGCAACCATAGACCGCAGAGGGCTTGTGCTTTTAGGCACAGAACCGTCAGCCAACATACCACCACCGGTAGGAGCGTTGGTCAAGTCACCTGCAGCACCGCCGCGTGGCCTGTGAGACCGCAGATCGCTGTTGTCAATTTGACTATCAGAGAAGTTAGTGCAGTTCTGGATGTATGGAGACTTAGTAATAAATGCGTTGTTATAGAACGCAAAGTTCCAACCTTGCCTTACAGGTAGATCGGAATCAAGAGTATTCGTACCTGAACTACTGGCTTGCATACCGGTAAGAGTCAGGTTCTGTACAAACGAACCGCTGTTTAGCTCAAACAAAGCATGGTTGCCATCTGCGTGATCGCCCTGTGTTGCAACAGTAGGGTGCACAAGGCAGCTACGCAGCGCCATACCAATAATGGACACGTTGCGTCGTTTGATCTGGATAGGGGCAATCTCTTGGTAGGTACCAGCAGCCACAATAACGGTCATGCCATCACCACCACCGGTCACTTCCAGCTCAAAGCCAGCACCACCACCGCTGCCCAGGTTAGAATCAGCAGCAGACAAGATATCACCGATTTGGTATTCCTGCAGCGTAGAGTTTGCAACGTTAGTGACAGAGCTGACTACGCCGCCAGCAACAGTAATTGTTGCGGTCAGACCTGATCCAGTCGTACCTCCAGTAAGAGGAACATTGCTGTATGTGCCGTTGGTGTAGCCTGAGCCTGGTGTCTTAATAGACGTATCAACGTCTGCGTTAATATCGTTGATAGCTGCTTTAATAGTCGATTTAGGACCACTGATACGGTGACCGGTTTTGTTATCGTCACCGCCAGTTTTATCAACGTAGATGACTTTATCTTGGGTACGGAAAGAACCGCCAGATGCAACGTCTAGCCAGGCTGAGCCGTTCCAAATTTTCAGGGTCTGATCGTCGTCGTTTTGCAGCCAGGTTTTACCGATCTGATACGAACCTGATGGAGTGCCGGTCTGAACTAAAGTATCGAAACGTTTAGCAGCAGCACTAGAAGTAAAGATGCTATCATCGTTAGTCGTAGGACCTGCGTCCTGCTCGGCTAGTGTGATAATATCATCACCTTTAATACGATCAAGGTCAATGTTTGCAAGACCAAGAGTAATAGTACCATCGCCATCATTAGTGACAGTAATGCCCGTGTTATCGGTAGCAATGTCACCAGTAATAGCGGCATCGATCATGTCATCGATTTTTGCCGTAGTAGCGATAGTCGTATCGTTGTTCGGGTTTGACTCACTTGAAGTGATAATATCCGAGTTTTTGATACGGTCCAGGTCAACAGAGTTAGCGCCAATACCAAGGGTTACCTGACCACCTGTAGCACTTTTTGTGAGACCTGTGTTATTAACAAGGACATCGCCTTCAATAGCCGTGTCAATCTTAGAATCAATACGGTTATCGACGGCTGCTGTGGTAGCAATGGTTGTATCGTTATCAGGCCAGGACTCACCACTTGTAATGGTTTCAGTACCATCATCAAAGTAGTTGTCCTCCAGGTACTGCTTGGTAACAGCGTCCTGTGCGTTAACAGGATCACCCAGTTCGGTAATCCTGTTGCTATTCATGTCGATGTTAGTATCGAACTCACCGTTAGTTTTAGTAACAAACTGGTCTTCAAGTTCTTGTGCAGAATACAGTACCTGCAAAAAGTCATCGTTAAGGTCCTGAGCACGGATGGCAGAGCCCGCAAAAAATTCATTGCGAACTCCGCTATCAATGTCCGTATCCCTGAAGATCCTTACGTTATTAACACCGGTTGGAGGTGCAGTAGTAAACGTAATCTCAGTAATAGTCGAAAACGTGTAATCAGTGTCTTGAGTTTTTAAGGTACCTCCGACAGAAACTTTAACGTCGGATTCCTCTAGATATTCAAATGGAATTGTAAAGGTGACGTCAGAGTTGTCACCATTGTAAAATACTTCAGTTGTAGCCATTACACATTTAAGATGTCAAAGGTTACGGGTGGTTATTTGTTCGTCATGGTTTGTACGTCAAACCTGGGTGCTTGACCCATACGCTGATCCACTACGTTTCTACCAGCTTGGTAAATACGTTCTTGCAGATCATCTTGCATTTCTTGCGGCAACCGAAGTTCTGCAAGTTTCTTAGCCTGACGTGCAGCCGCGTCAATGTTAATGTAGAGGTTGTCGAACACCTTTTCGTCGATGTCTTTACCACCCTTTAGTCGAAGACCGTGGATAGTATCGACCCACTGATCGGCGTCGTAGATCTTCATGTAGTGAGCAATGCGGTCTTTAAAATAACCATCCTCACCCATGATCTCAAACAGCTTAGCCTTTTCCTCAGCCGTGTACTTAACACCGTTTTCTGCCACGTTAAACACGGGACGGGTGTCGTACTCAATCTTCATAAGGAAGTCAGCCTCAGGACGGTCTTTACCTTCATAGATCTTCATAGGCATGACAGCGTTCCAGGCACGAATCCATGGATTTTCTGCATAGCCGACTTTGTCACCGTAAAGCCAGTCTTTAAGTTGGGGCAGTGCACCTTCAGGATCAACAATGTCTGCTACACCGTTTTTGTTACGGATGTGAGTAAACAGCTCGTTTTCTACTACCCGCATACCGGGAGCGATGATCCTACCAAGGTCACGTCGTACACCATGAAGCGGTGCCATAGGACTGATAAAGTTAGCAGCCCAGCGAGTCCGAGCACCACCGTCGCCACGAAGGACGTCAAACATAGGCTCAAGACCAGCAAACATATCTCGGCTAGTCAACGAAGCAGCTAACACAAAGCTAGCTTTTTCAAGAAACTGGTCTGGTTCACTGACACTGGTAAAGTTATCCATGACGTCAACAGTAAATGCCATCCAGTCACCGACAGGACCAAGCCAGTCGTAGCTGTGCCAGTTACCATCATCATCCATAAATGTTTTCTTTTGGTATTCACCAGCTTCTGCACGAACGCTTTGTCGGCCTGGGTCGAAGTGACCGTTACCACGAATCCTGCCTTGCAGGAACATACCAAAGGCAGCCATAATAGCAGCAGTACCAATAGCTTTCTTACCACGCAACTCAGCACGAAGACCGTCAAACTCAGCTTGTGTGGCTTTGAGACCACGAGGCTTCATAAGCTTTTCTAGCTCGTCTGCGGTAAACCCTTCCATCGGTGTGTTAAATACAATCTTCCTGTAATCATCCATAAAAGCGGTGATTGGACTGTATGTACCGAAAGTAGACACAACGTTAGCACTGGTCTTAGGGAACAGTACAAACGGTTTCATCCAAGGGTTCTTCTTAATAAGATTGGTAAACGCTCGGACACGCGGAGTGTCAAGGTTAAGTGCAATCTCAGAAGTTGCGTAATCAACGTAGTCGTTTTTAATGAGACCCTTGCTGTCAAACATGGAGTCGTAGTACTCCTTTGACTTAGCCTTAAAGGCTTCTGGTGTCATCTCAAGACCTTCGTCGATAAAGTCGTCGTAAGCCAGCATACGGGCTCGACCGTTAGCCATGACAGCACGGGTAAATCCGTCAAACGCTGACATAGCGTTAGCACCAAACCTAAGGACAGGGTTCTTACCCACAGCATCCAGAGTTTCTGCAATCTCTAGCAAAGCAGCTGGACCATCTTCACCACGTTTAGATGCTGCATCAGCAAAAGCACGGAGAAGATCCATAGACTCTTCGTTGCGTACTGCCAGGTCGTCACGGACCATATAGCTTACGCTGTTTGGATCCTTAGACGCCATGGTAAATACTTTGCCCATGTGCTTAGTGCCTTTGGTAAAGGAATCAAGGATACCAGCGTAGGCAGCAAAACCACGTTTAACTTGACGCATATCACCGCCAAGAATTGCACCACCAAGGTGAGCAACTGGTTTAGCAATCATACCGCCAACGTTACCAAACAACGCCTTTGCTGGCGTGCTAGCTGACGTAAGAATAGAGTTGTAGTAGTTAGAATACAAACCCTGAACAATAGCGTTAGGAATGTCAGGATGTTTGTCGTACACTGCTTTTTGAATAGCAGGCAGACTTTCTTTGATGTACAGGTTAAGTTTACCCATGGTGTTGATGTCACCATCGGAAAACTCATAGGCAAGCCTAAGGGGATCAAAGAACTCAGGACGTTCTTCTGCAACAGCCTTGAGTGTATTTACAAACCGTTGTGCTTCTGCTGCCTGTTCAGCAGCCAGGTCGTCAGCAGTTTTAGCAGCTTCACGGGCTGCATCTGCAATAGCTTCAACGCTGTTAGGGTTACGTTTCCAGGTGTTAAGGAAGTTCAGCTTTTGACCACGCATGGATTTAGCCAAACCAGTCTCCATAAGGAGATAGCCTAGTCGGTCAAAAATACGCTCCTGTGCCTGTTTAACAGCAAGAGTACCTTCCATATTACGTGCTTGTTCAGCAATGTCAGAAACCTGACCAGCCAAAGAAGTTGTCAAATATGCTTGTGCTTTTTCAGCATCCATATTGACATAGTCGTCAAGATATTTCTTGATCGCCTTCATACCAGCGTTAACACCTTCGTCAGTCAAGACAGCAGTTTTTTGACCAAGCCGTGTGTATTCTTCTTTAAACTCATCAAGCATAAGCTTGAGCCAGCCAGGGTCAGCCTGTGGATCAGAAAGTAACTCAGCCAGACGTGTGCCAGCCTCGTCAATCTCTTTAAATCCAATCTTAGTTCCGTCAGGCAGGAAAGCGTCATACTCACCAGCTTTACGGATCTGCTCTTTAACTGCGTCAACAATAGACCGCTTAGGCAGTTGATCTGCCTCTAGTCCATATTTAAGTGCAGCTTCAGAAACCAGGCTACGCAGTCTGCCGAATACAGTGCCTTGGTTGTTGTTGATACGTACGGCGTCCACACCAGCACCTACAACGCCCATGTCGTCCACGGTACGTGTGCCAACCTCATCAGGATGGAAAACGTCGTGTACGCCCTTTGTAGCCTCTTCTGGAGCAGGGTTCTTAGACAATGCAAGCTCACCGATTTCATTCAAAGATTCTTCTGTTTTAGCAACAGCAGCTTCCATGTTATCCATGAACGCTTGAGGATTGACATCCTCTTCAGCCCGTGCAAACGCTTTGGCTGCAGATTCATCCTTAAATACGTAGTCAGTTACGCTACGTGTGCCTCGGATAGCACGGATAAGTTTGACACTTGCCTCTAGCCAGCTAGCGGTAAAGCCCAGCATAATGCCTTCGTTACGGTTCTTTGCAGCCCACACGTCAGGTGATTCACCGTCAAGTGTAGCCCAGTCGCTAGGAATCCAACGATACGTCATCGGCCAAGACTTCTTAAGCCAGCCAGCAAGGTTGTCGTCAACAGAGTTAAGCTTGTTAGTAGCGTCAACGTAAGCACCAACACTTGTGTCAATGCCTAGTTCTGCCATCCAACTGCCAGCACGTGAGGTTTTAGGAAACCGAGTAGAGATAGCTGTAGCAGGTGGCGTTGCAGCAAGAGTGCCTGCAGCTTGCTTACCTGCCTGACGCAGCATCAGGAATGGTAAGATAAAAGAGCTTAGCTCACGGATGCTTTGTGCAACTTCGTTCTCGTACTTAGGTGCTCTACGCAGATTAACACCAGGGATCTTATTAAACTCGTCGTTAAAATAATCGTTAAGACCTGCACCTGGTGCTGAAAGAAGATCTAAACCAAGGTCTACAAAATTGTTAGATTCATTCAACCCACTTTTAGAAAGAGGGTCTTTCATATACATATCTTCAGCAAGCAGCTCCTGTTCTGTTTTACCAGCAGGTTTTGCTTCTGTTACTTGTGCTACTTCAGGCTCTTCTACCTCAACTTCTGGATACAGTTCCGACAGCTTGTCAGAGATAGACTCGACGTCCAGCTCTGCACCTTCCTCTTCGATTTCTTCAGGATCAATAGGTGCAGCTTCAGGTTCAGCTTCCTCAGGTTTTGCCAAAGCTCCGCTAAGGTCTGGCATTGTGATTTCAGCTAGTGGATCATAATTCATTTCAGGAACCTCCTGTAGTTACGGTTAACGGTTCCAGTGTACGGACCCATGCCGGTTTGACCGGCGTAGTGAAAGAAGTTACCCAACGGATCTACCATAGGATCGTTGTCGGGATCACGGTTGCCAAGTTGGCTTTGACCTTTAAAATCAGTTCTACCATCTAACAACATTAACATCTCTGCAATCTTTTTTTGACCTTCAGGTGAAGCCAAATCTTGTGTCAGCTCATCGCTGTAGTAAGCCTTACCGGTATAAACAGCTTCATACTGACCAGCGGCTCGGCCAATCTCAGAAATACTGCCGCCAAACCTTCCGTCAGCAAGCCTGTTAATAATTGACGCAGCTACGGCATATTTGTCATCACCAGGACCAGCCTCAGCAGATACAATAAAACCAAGCTCACGATAGTCGTTAGCAGACAACCCAGTCAATCCTTCAGGTGTTTCACCTTGAAATACAGGTGCCACGTTAGGCATACCAGGACGGGTAGGCATCTGAGCTACAGGAACATACTTAGCAGGCTGGGTGTAGCTGTTACCTTTAAGACCCAACAGGTCCGCCATCCACTGACGTTTCTGTGAGGTAGTACCAGCACGCTGCAGGAACGCAGGAGCTTGTGGTACTTCATTTGGTTTTAGATCACCATAGCCTTGAGCTGCAGCAATAGCAAGTTGCATAGGGTTTTGAATTACACGTTTACCTACAGCTTCGTTAATCTTACTTTGCAAAGTAACAAAAGTAGGATCAACTTGACCGGTACTACTAAAATTAGCGATAGCATCTGCTACTATTTCTCGTGCTACAGTAAGCTGTGGTTGTGCTGCAATTTGACTAAGCACACCTTTCTGAGTTCTAGCTCCAGACGTAATGGTACGTACGTTACTGTTTTGTGTAACCTCAGCTTGGTCTACAGCAGGTACTGGGAAGTTATCAAAGTTACCGTTCTTAGGGTTAACGTAGTACTGATGTTTTTCGTCTTTGCTGTCTGTTTGCCACTGTGACAAAGCTGCATCTCGTGCTTGATCAGCAATAGCTTTAGGAGTCAAGCGGTCTTTAGAATCTAACTGAGTATTCTTGTCAGTCAACTCAGCATACTTGTCATCAAAGATACGTTGATAATGTGCATTAACTTGTACAGCCT